CTTGTCTAACAACAGGTGACGCGGCAACAGCCTCTTTTGAGCTTTTCCCCAACAGTGCAAGTGGAACCAAAAAAATTAGTTTTAGTGGTCTTGTAACAAACTTTGAACAAAGTTCTGCGTTAGGTGATGTAAATACTATTACCATTACATTTAAACCAAGCGGTACGATTACATCAGCTATCTAATTAATTTATGCCAACAGAAAGAACCGCAGACGTTTTACTTGGAGCCTTTAAAGATGAAATGGTTTCAAGACGAAAATTTGATGTTAAGGATAAAAATGATAAAGTCATAATGACTTTGTATTTTAAACCTATAACAAGGTATGCAAGGGTAAGGGCACAACAATTAGCTGGTTCAGATGATGCTCTTATTATTTCAACACAACTTTTATGCCAAATGGCAGAGAAAGAAGATGGCACACCAGCTTTTGATATGTCAGATGCAGCAATCTTACAAAGATCACTTCCTGAAAAAGTTTTAAATGATTTAGAGCTTTTTCTTAATAATATTCAACTTGATATTGATACTGCAAAAAAAGAATAAAGGGGGACAACTGGTTAAGATTTGAGTTTTTCCTAGCAACAGAACTTGGTAAAACAGTAGAGGAACTAAGAAAAAGTTTGTCTGAGGCAGAGCTTATATATTGGGCTGGATATTATGAGATTAAATATGACGAAGAAAAAAAAGCATTAACACGCCAAAAACGATATTCAAGGTAATATAGGTTAAAGTGTTTTTTTAATTTTGGCAGAGGCAGTTGTTACCTTAAGAGTTGATGCTGGTGGAGCAACATCTGCTTTAAGAAACGTACAGAATCAAACTAATAAGTTATCAAACGCATCAAGAGGTGCTACAAAATCTTTGCATGGCGCATCTACAGCAGCAAGAGGTTTAGGTGCGGCTTTACAAGCCTCTCTTGGTCCTATACTCGCTGTAGGTTCTGCCTTTGCTTTAGTAAACAATAGTATTGGTACATTTTTAGCTAGAGATAGGGATATAAAAATTCTTGAACAAGGTTTACAAAATCTTGGTGCTGGTGCAACTACCTTACAAGAATTACAAGAGGTTGCAGATAGATTTGGCAAGACAACTTTATTTAATGAAGAAGATTTTACAAGAGGTTTTAACTTACTAACAAGTTTTAGGAATATTGGTGTTGATGCTTATGAAAGAGTTGCACAGTCTGCAGCAGATATTGCACAGGTAAACCAAGTTGATGTAAGTACTTCATTCATGCAACTTGCTAAAGCATTGCAAGACCCTGAAAGAAACTTATCAAATTTAAATCGTTCAGGTATTGCCTTTACAAAGCAACAAACAGAAGTAATTAAACAGTTAATGAAAACAAATAAAGTTGCTGAAGCTCATGCAATGATTTTAGATATTGTAGATGAAAGTTATAACCAATTAGCACAAGCTGCTGCTGGTGGTTTTGCTGGGTCTGTCGATACTTTAGGCGAATCTTTTAGAGATTTTAGTGAAACGTTAGGCAAGTTACTTGTACCAGTTATTCAACCAGTTGTAGAAGGTCTTACAAGTTTATTAAATTTTTTAAATACAGAAGGTGGTCAAGCCACAATGATTTTGATTGGACTTGGTGGTGCAGCAAAAGGTCTTTCATTAGCTTTGCCATTGTTAAGTGCTGGTATGTTAAAAGTAGCTGCGGCTGGTGGTGTTTTAACTGTTGCCCTTAACGCGATTCCTTTTGTAGCCCTTGCAACAGCAGCAGGTTTACTTACAACTCAAATAATAAAAACAAGAAACGAACAGAAAAAGTTTAATGATTTAATAACCTCTGGTGCTGAAAAAGAAGTAACAGAAGCCTTTGAAAAACAAAAAGAATTAGTTAAAGAATTAGGTAAGGAAGCAGAAAAAGCAAGAGGCCATGCAAAAAAAGGTGCTAACAGAAAAGTTCAAGAAGCACAAAAAGAACTTGAATTATTAGAAACAAGAATGAAAACACTTGAGAAAGAAAAAGAAATAACTCTAGAAAAAGAAAAACAAAATGAAGAACATAAAAAATCAGAAGAGTTAATTAAAAAGCAACAAGAGGAAACAGAAAAATTGAAAGAAAAAATGACTGCTGTTGGAGAAGAAATTGAAGGCAGTATAAAAAATAATCTAAGAGACGCTATAACAGGTGCTAAATCATTTGGAGAGGCCATGACAGGCGTTTTAAATCGTATAAGAGATAAAATACTTGACGCACAAATAGACAAGCTTGTTGGCGGCTTTGGGGAGGCTTTTGGTTCGGCTGCAAGCGGTGGTGAGAAAAAAGGACTTGGAGGATTTCTTGGCGGTATTCTTGGCGGTTTATTTGCAAATGGTGGCCAACCACCTGTTAACAAAATTTCTGTAGTTGGTGAGCGAGGTCCTGAGCTATTTGTTCCAAGTTCAAGAGGCACAATTATTCCAAACAGCGGTTTTGGTGGTGATTCAGTTACAAATGTCATCACAGTAAACGTGGACGCAAAAGGTTCTACTGTGTCTGGTTCAGATGCAAAAGGAAATGAATTAGGTCAGCAAATTGCTGTTGCTATACAATCAGAATTAATCAAGCAAAAAAGATCAGGAGGTATATTAGCTTAATGGCAACTTTTCCAAGTATCAAACCATTATATTCGACACAAGAAACTGTCAATCAAGATAGTGTTGTTACTGAATTAGGTGACGGATTTCAGAAGCGATTAGTTTTTGGTCTTCCAGCAAATAAAAGACTCATATCCTTAAATCTTACATTTAACATAAGCAAAACTGATGCTGATACGATTGACACTTTTTTGAACGCAAGATTTGATGACCAAGCAAGTTTTGACTTTACTCCACCACACCACTCAACAGCTTTAAAATTTATATGCACAAGTAGAACAAGAACTGCAATCTTATCAGATAGAGCAACAATGAATCTTTCTTTTCAACAAGTAGCAGAACCCTAATGGCAATCCCCACCTCAGAACTTCAAGCAATAAATCCCTCTTCGATTATTGAGCTTTTCAAGTTAGAACTTGTTGAGGGTTTACACTATGCGTCAGGAAACCCAAGTTCAGTACCTACTGTATTTCGATTTCATTCAGGTACAAGCATGAATAGTAATTCAGACATAATTTGGCAAGGTGATACATACCAAAAATTTCCTATTGCTGCTGATGGTTTTGAGTTTACAGGCACTGGATCAATCCCTAGACCACAGCTTGCAATGAGTAATTTAGGAGGAATCAGTAGAAGTGGTGTTGTTATTTCAGTTACAGATTTAATGATTATTGTTAATCTTACAACTCCAAACAATGATTTGCTGGGGGCAAAATTGACCAGATTATCAGTGCTTGCAAGTAGTTTAGATAATGCAAATTTTGCTTCTAATAACAATCCATTTGGAACACCTAATTCGAATGAGTTGCCTAGAGAAATATTTTTTATTGATAGAAAAACAAGTGAAGATCGTGAAACTGTTGGGTTTGAATTAGTGTCAAATCTTGATACAGAAAATAAAAGAATACCAGCCAGGCAAGTTACAAGAAATGAATTTCCAGCAGTTAATTCATTTTTAAATAGATAAATGGAAAAATGGAAACAAGATGCTTTTGAACATGCTGTTAGTTGCCAGCCTTACGAATCTTGTGGAATTTTATACACGATTAAAAAAGAAATTAATTATGGCCCTTGCAAAAACTTAGCTTATGAAGAACCTGAGACAAGTTTTGTAATTGACCCTTTAGACTGGATAAAATATGAAGATATTGCTGATGAAAATGAAGGAGAAATTATTGGCATTGTACATAGTCACCCAAATGGAGAGCTTGTATTCAGTGAAACAGATATTGCATCATGCAACTATCTAGAAGTTGATTTCTATCTTGTTGAACCTTCATCAGAAAGTATTATTAGTATAAAGCCAGAAAAATGAAAAAAATAAAACTATACGGAAAACTTAGAAAAATGGTTGGTCAAGCTGTTTTGGAAGCTGATGTTAATAGTCCTCTTGAAGCTTTAAGTTTTTTAAATTGCAATTTTAAAGGGATAGAGGAACACATGGCTTTGCAGCCTTATCAAATAATTTGCGGAGATTTGGTTATTTCAAAAGATATTTTAAATTTACAGACTGATCAAATGATTAAAATTGTTCCAATAGCTCATGGAAACTTCTTTACCTTTTTTATTGGTGCGGCTTTAAAATTTGTAGCAAAAAAAGTAGTTTTGCCAAAACTTTTAACTACAGTTATATCAACAATAGGAACTCAAATGATATTTAGCGGTATCAATCAACTTTTAACACCGCAAAGAAAGTCAAACCAAAGTGCAGCCTCTGAAATGGATAGGCAAGACCCCTCAGCTTTTGCAGCAAATTATTCATTTACTGGCCTTACAAACGTTAGTCAGGCGGGTGTTCCTATTAATTTAGTTTATGGGGAAACTTTGGTCGGCTCTATTACTGTCTCAAATGGAGTTGATACTGTACAAGTCAGAGGTACAAGTTAATGAGTATAAAAGAATTTGATCAAAATACAACCTTAAGCAATCCAGATCTGCCATCTGATGCCTTATCAAGTAAACAGTTTATTACACTTGTAGATGTAATTTCAGAAGGCGAGATCGCTGGATTTGCTACCCCACATAAAAGATCATTAGCACCAGGTGATGCAAGATACAGAAACAGTGCTTTTGCAGATATTTTTTTAAATAAGACACCAATTTTTAATGTAAATCCAAATTTATCAAATGCGGATTTTTACAATCTTGTAGCTACTGCTCTTGAAAGCTCTACTTTATTTAATTTCAAAAATGTTGGATTTGACTTTAGATTAGGAAGTGCAAGTCAGACTTTTATTGGCGGTATAAAAAACATTGAATCAGAAAATGTTATAGGAACCGCAGTAACAACATCAACTCCTATTACACACACTGTTAGTAATTCGGATATAAATGCTGTTAGAGTAACTCTAAGATTTAACTCAATACAAGAGTTTGAAGATGATGGCGATATAAAAGGAAGTGAGGTCACTCTTAGAATAAAAACCATACAAGGTAACGGCACAACAAACACACCAATAATCGACACTGTAAAAGGAAGATCAACTAATGCTTATTTCAGAGACTACTTAATAACATTTACCAGTTCTACTGTTTTTCCAGTACAAGTTAGAGTTGAAAGAGTCACTTCTGATTCTACAAGTGCAAGCATTGTCAATGCTTTTAGTTTTCAATCTGCAACAGACATTATTTTTCAGCAAAACGCATATCCAAACACTGCTCATGTGGCATTAAGACTTGGAGCAGAACAATTCCCAAGAGTTCCAAATAGAGTCTTTAGATTAAGAGGAATAAAAGTTAAAGTTCCGCACAATGCCACTGTTGACTTGGCAAATGGCCGTATTACATATACAGGTACATTTAACGGAACATTTAAGACAGATAAAGAATGGACAAGCGACCCTGCCTGGATTTTGTATGACGTTTTAACAAATACAAGATATGGTTGTGGTATTCCAGAAGCAAATCTTGATAAATTTACTTTTAAAACTGTTAGTGAATATTGTGGTGAGTTGGTAGATGATGGTGATGGAGGACAAGAGCCACGATTCTCACTTAACGTAAATATTACTCAGCAACAACAAGCTTTTGACATGATTAATGATCTTTGTTCTGTAATGAGAGCAATGCCGTTTTATAACGCAGGGTCAATTAATATAAGTCAAGATTCCCCAAAATCGCCAACATTTTTATTTACAAATGCCAATGTAACAAAAGAAGGTTTTTTATATACAGGTTCAAGTCTAAAAACTAGACATACAGTTATAAATGTTTCCTATTTTGATTTAGAGACCCAAGATATTGATGTTGAAACTGTAGAGGCTAGTGCGGCGGTTCAAGCAAAGTATGGTGTAGTGACAAAAAATATCACCGCATTTGGTACAACCTCAAGAGGGCAAGCTCAAAGATTTGGTCGGTGGTTTTTATTTAATGAACAAAATTCAGGTGAGACAATTGCTTTTACAACAACAATAGATGCTGGGGTCTCAATAAGATGTGGTGACATAATTGAAGTTTCTGATTCATTAAAAGTAGGAGAAAGAAGAGGTGGAAAAATTAAGAGTGTAGATGGTACAACAATAACCTTAGATGATTTTGAAAATACAGATATCCCTGATACTAGCTTCAGTCCAACGATTTCTGTTATGTTACCAGATAACACATTTCAAACAAAAAATGTAATTGATACTTCAAAGGATAATGTTATAACAGTTGACTCAACTTTTGACACACAGCCGAATGCAAACGCAGTCTATATTTTGGAATCATCTGGACTTACTGCAACTACTTGGAGAGTTTTATCTGTTAAAGAGAATCCTGACAGAACTTTTACAATAACTGGTTTGAGCCATGATAATAACAAATATGCTTCAGTTGAAGATGGAACAGCTTTACCAGTGCGTAATTTTTCTACGATTACTGCTCTATTACCAGCCCCAACTGGTTTAACTGTTGAAGAAAAAATTGTTGAAATTAATAAAAGAGCAGTACCGAAAATTTTTGTTGACTGGCAAAACGTATCGGGTGCGTCAAAATATCGTGTTTATTATAGATTTAACAACGGTGATTTTGTACAAATAGAAACAACATCAAGCAACCTTGAATTGTTGAACACAAAAGAAGGTCTATATGAATTTAAAGTTTACACATACAATGGTCTAGGTGAAGTTTCACAAACAGCAAGTACTCTCACAATAAATGCTACAGCTTTTTCAACATTACCAGAAGATGTCCAAAATTTAACTCTTGAACCAATAAATGATGATCAAGTAAGACTTAGGTGGACTCAAACTATCGCTACAGATGTTAAGTTCGGTGGACAAGTTTATATACGCCACAGCCCAAGAGTTGATGGTTCTGGTACTTTTGCAAACTCTACAGATATTATTGAGGCGATTTCAGGAATATCTACAGAGGCAACTGTTCCCGCAAAAGATGGAGAGTATGTTCTTAAGTTTCGTGATTTAAAGGGAAATTTTAGTGCTGGTGAGGCATCTGTAATACTTTCAAGTCCTCAACCATTAAGAGAAAGACTTGCTTTGCCCTCTATAAGAGAACAGACAGCATTTAGTGGTACAAAAACAAATACAACAGTAACCTCTAACCAATTAACTCTGACAAATCCAGCTTCAAATGCCTCTGGCTCATATAATTTTGCAAATGTTGTAGATCTTGGTGCAACTTTTTCTTTAAAAATAAAATCTCACATTATAAGCACATCAGCTAATGTGTCAGATTTGTTTGACGATATTCCAGATGTTGACGCAAGAGTTACTTTTGATGGTGCGGCTGCCGAAAAAGTAAATGCTGCTTTGCTTGTAAGAACCAGCACTGATGGAACAAACTTTGGCTCTTTTAATAAATTTCAAAGCGGTACATTTAGGGCAAGAGCTTTTGACTTTAAGGCTGAATTAGATACTGATGACGTAAATGAAAATATATTATTACAAGAGTTAGGTGTTGATGCTTTTATTGAATCAAGAGTCGAACAAAGCACCTCAATTATTGCATCAGGGGCAGGGGCAAAAGACGTTACATTTGCTGCTCCATTTTTCTCAGGAACTTCAGCAATAGGAGGAAGCACATCAGCCTATCCACCTAGCATAGGTATTACAGCACAAAACATGGCTAGTGGTGATTTCTACGAAATAACAAATATCACTGGCAGTGGCTTTCGTATTACATTTAAAAATTCATCAAATGCTGCAGTTAATAGAAATTTCAGCTATTCAGCGGTAGGATATGGGCGTGGAG